GTTTTACACATCAACATATCCTGTGGTGTCTTCAGGTGAGGATACTAAAGTAATTATTACTTCAACAGCTAATGGAGTTGGAAATGTATTTCATAAATTATGGGAAGGTGCTGTACAAAAAACTAATGACTATCAACCTTTTAGGATTGATTGGTGGGACGTACCCGGCCGAGATGAAGAGTGGAAAGAACAAACAATTGCAAACACATCAGAACTACAATTTGACCAAGAGTTCGGTAATAACTTTCACGGAACTGGAAACACTCTTATTTCAGGGAATATACTTCTACAACTCAAAGCTCAACCACCAATCTACCGACAAGAATCTGTAGCAGTTTATCAGAAGCCTGCTGCTGGTGCAAAATACATGATTTTTGTTGATAGCGCGAAGGGAAGAGGTCTGGATTATTCTACATTTAATGTGATCGATATTAGCGCACGCCCATTTAAACAGGTCGCTGTTTATCGCGATAATAATATCTCTCCATTACTCTTCCCTGATATTATCTATAAATATGCGAAAACCTACAATGATGCTTATGTGGTTATTGAGAACAATGACTCAGGTGCGGTAGTTTGTAATGGTTTATATTATGATTTAGAATATGAAAACGTTTATGTTGAATCTGCAGTAAAATCAAATGCTGTAGGTGTATTAATGACAAAGAAAGTTAAAAGAATCGGATGTTCTAATTTAAAAGACTTTATAGAAAATTTTAAATTAGAAATTGTAGATGCAGACACTATCATGGAGTTATCTACATTTGTAGCAAAAGGTACAAGTTATGAAGCCGAAGCTACAAACCATGATGATTTGGTTATGAATTTAGTATTATTTGGTTGGTTTGCAACCACATTTTACTTTGCGGAAATGACAGATATTAATGTAAAAGATATGATGTTCAGTGAACATATGAAAGCTCTAGAAGAAGAACTTACACCAGTAGGATTCATGCCTGATAATAAACAGGTTGAAGAAGAAGTTATTGATGGTGACTTATGGAAAACTGTATCAAAGACCGGATTATACTAGGTTTTAATTATTTATAAATAATATTATGAAAATTACCGTATTATGATAATCATTTAATGTTAATTTAGAAGGGGAATAAAAATGTCTTTCCAAGTATCTCCAGGTGTACGCGTTAAAGAGGTTGACCTCACTAACGTAGTTCCTGCAGTCTCTTCTTCTATTGGTGCTTTCGCGGGTGCATTCTCGTGGGGACCAATGGGGATACCGACTCAGGTCACCTCAGAAAATGACTTGGCTGAAAAATTTGGTACTCCTAACACTACTAATAATACTTCTTACTTTACCGCTGCGGCCTTTCTTCAATACGGTAATGATCTAAGAGTTATTAGAGCTTCAACTGGTGCACTTAATTCTGTTGCATCAGGATCTGCTGTTAAAATTGCAAATAGCTCAAGTTATACGCAGAGTTTTGAAGCTGGTCAAGGAAGTGTAGGACCATGGGCAGCCAAGTATCCCGGAACACTGGGTAACTCATTAAGAGTTGAAGTGTGTTCGTCCTCTGGCTTTGCCAGCTGGGCATATGCAACGCAGTTTGATGCCGCGCCAGGTACATCATCAACTGCTACTAAACTAGGCGTAACAGGCGCTCTTGACGAATTGCACATCGTAGTCTTAGATGAAGATGGAGCATGGACAGGAACAGCTAATACAATCTTAGAAACTTTTGCTTTCGTATCAATGGCAGCTGATGCTAAAAATGATAACGGAACTTCAAATTTCTATAAAGAGGTAGTAAACGCTGAATCCGAATATATTTGGTGGATGGATCACGACACAGGTCTAACTGACGCAGGTATCTCATTATCGGCACAGGCTACAAGTAAAGTCTTTGACGGCGATGGTGGAACTGCAATAGCTACTAGCTTATCAGGTGGAACTGATGATGACGCATACACAGCAGGCGAAATTCAATCCGCCTTTGATGCTGTAGAAGATGCATCAACATTTGATGTTAACATCTTGATTGCACCACCACTTGATGCAACTCTATCTGGATCTGGATCTGATTGTATCGCGATTGCAAACGATTTGATTGCAATATGTGAAGCAAGAAAAGATGCAGTGTGTGTAATATCACCACCTGTTAGTTTTACACAAAACCCTGGTGCAAACTCATCAGTTACATTAGTTGGCGGTGGCACAGCAGCTACAACAAGACCTGCTCTTGTTAAAGCATTTGCTGATTATCTAACTTCAAGTTCATATGGAATATTGGACTCAACATCATCACTAGTATACGATAAGTATAATGATAGATTTGTTGATATTCCATCAAGTGGACATGTAGCCGGACTTCTTGCAAATACTGATAATGTTGCAGATGCATGGTTCTCACCTGCAGGTTTCAACAGAGGTCAGTTGCTTGGTGTAACTAAAGTCAACTTCAACCCAAAGCAAGCAGAAAGAGATACTCTTTATAAAGCAAGAGTTAATCCTATTGTTGCATTCCCAGGTGAAGGTACAATACTCTTTGGAGATAAAACACTCCTATCGAGACCTTCTGCCTTTGACAGAATCAACGTAAGAAGACTCTTTATTGTTCTTGAAAAAGCAATCTCTACAGCTGCTAAGTTTCAACTCTTTGAATTCAATGATGAATTTACAAGAGCTCAATTTAGAAACTTAGTTGAACCATTCTTGAGAGAGGTTCAAGGACGAAGAGGTATCACAGACTTTAAAGTAATATGTGACGAAACTAATAACACTAGTAACGTTATTGATACTAATAAGTTTGTGGCAGATATCTTCATACAGCCTGCTAGGTCAATCAACTTTATCACATTGAACTTTATCGCTACACGAACCGGCGTAGATTTCAATGAGATAGCTGGAACATAAGGAGATAGACAATGGCAATTTTAGGCGTAGATGATTTTAAATCCAAACTGGTTGGTGGCGGTGCACGCAACAACCTGTTTAAGGTAACAATGAACTTTCCATCATATGCACAAGGTGATGTTGAATTATCATCATTCATGTGTAAGGCAGCTCAACTTCCAGCATCTGTCATCAATCCAATTGTAGTTCCATTCCGTGGAAGACAACTACAAATTGCAGGTGATAGAACATTTGAGCCATGGACAGTTACAATTATTAACGACACAGACTTCGCAGTACGAGATGCTATGGAGAGGTGGAGTAATGGTATCAATCAACATAATGCAAATACAGGTCTTGTTAATCCAGTAGATTATCAAGCTGATATGATTGTTGAACAGCTTAATAAAGCCGGTGAATCAGTCAAGCGTTATGATTTCCGTGGTACCTTCCCAACCAATATTTCTGCAATTGATCTTTCATACGATAGTGAAAATCAGATTGAAGAATTTACGGTTGAATTCCAAGTACAGTATTGGGAATCTAGTACTACTACTTAATGTAATAAATATAGGGAGGGGTATAATCTCCTCCCTATTTTAAAGGTGAAACATGGCAGAAATATTCGGATACGAAATAAAGCGTAAAGCTGAACCGAAGAAAATATCTTTCGTTCCTCCTGATGACGAAGGTGTTGGTAACGTTATCAACGCTGGTGGTCATTATGGTCAATACATTGATATGGATGGCGGTCAAGCCAAAAACGAAAATGATCAGATCATAAAATATAGAGATGCTGCGATGCATCCAGAAGTCGACGCAGCTATTGAAGATATTGTAAATGAAGCAATTGTAACAACAACTGCAGAAGGACCGGTAGCGATTATCTTAGAAGATATTAATCAACCGGCAACAATCAAAAATAAAATAAGAGAAGAGTTTTACAAAATCGTAGAAATGCTGAATATGAACTTTCAAGGTTCTGACATATTCAGGAAATGGTACGTTGATGGTAGAATATACTATCATAAAATTATCGATACTGCCAATCCAAAAGGTGGTATTATAGAACTAAGATGTATCGATCCTCTTAAAATTAAAAAAGTAAGAGAAGTTAAAAAAGACAAAGATAAAGCAACTGGTGAAAGTTTAGTTAAAGGAACTAAAGAGTACTATGTATTTCAAAACCAGAATATGAATAAGACTAATCAAGGTTTAAGAATTACAAAAGATGCAATTGCATATTGCACATCAGGTTTATTTAGTTCAGATCATAAAAGAGTTGTTTCTTATTTACATAAGTCACTAAAAACATTGAATCAACTTAAGATGATGGAAGATTCATTAGTTATTTACAGACTTTCAAGAGCACCAGAAAGAAGAATATTTTACATTGATGTTGGTAACTTACCAAAAGGTAAAGCCGAAGAGTATCTTAAAAACATCATGTCAAAGTATCGTAATAAATTAGTTTATAACGCTACAACAGGTGAGATTAAAGATCATGCAAAACAAATGAGCATGCTTGAAGATTTCTGGCTACCAAGACGTGAAGGAGGTAGAGGAACAGAAATTACAACATTGCCTGGTGGTGAAAACTTAGGACAGATTGATGATATTGTATACTTTCAAAAGAAATTATATAGATCATTAAATGTACCTATCAATAGATTAGAACAAGAAGCACAGTTTTCATTAGGTCGAGCTTCTGAAATTACAAGAGATGAATTAAAGTTTCAAAAGTTTATTGATAGATTAAGAAAAAGATTTAGTATGCTCTATATGGACATACTTAAAACACAACTAGTCTTAAAAGGTATTGTTACTGAAGAAGAATTTCATGAGATGGAAACTTTTATAAGGATTGACTTTATGAAAGATACACATTTTGCAGAATTAAAAGAATCAGAACTTTTACGTGAAAGATTAGGTACACTCAGAGAAATAGACGAATACACAGGCAAATATTTCTCCATTGATTGGATTAGAAGGCATGTACTTTTTCAATCTGAAAAAGAAATGGAAGAAATTAATAAACAAATTGAAGCAGAAGCTGAAATGGCGCCTGATGATGAAGAAGAAGTATAAAAAAATTTCTTAAGATTCGCTTTTTTATAAATAAATTCAAGGAGAAAAATTATGAGTATAGATGATTTAGTGATTGACTTGGCCGGAAATAAAATGGCAGATGCCAATAATAAATTTAGAGAGATCATGAGCCAAAGAGTAAATGATGCTCTTGATGCTAAGAAAATTGAACTGGCAAAATCCTTAGGAGTTCCTGATGAAGAGGAACCTGAAATAACAGACGTTGAGGATGAAGAAGAAATTGAAGCTGCAGATCAAGAAGATGAGGAATATGAAGATAATCTCGATGATGGAGCAGATGAATTTGAAACAGAAGAAGAAGCTGAGGTAGAGGAAGATGAAGACGTTCAAGGAGATGAGAACACACCTCAGTGAGGGATCTTATAAAGTTAAAGCTGATGAAAAGCTAGTTAAAAAGTTTAAAGTCGGCGGTAAAAAGAAGTATGAAGCGGTTATAACCAAAAAAGGCAAGTTCTTTTGTGTTTATGTAGATGGCGATAAGCTAGATGAATTTAAAACAGCAAAAGAAGCTGAAAAGGCCGCAAAAGAATTTACAGATTTGATGGGTGGATAGATGAAACTTATTACAGAACATACAGATCAGGAACTCAGTTATATAACTGAGAAAGATGAAAAGACTGGTAAGAAAAAACTTATCATTGAAGGCATCTTTATGCAAGCTGATCAGAAAAACCGTAATGGTAGAATATACACCAAAGAAGTACTTGAAAAGGCACTTGACAAGTACAAGAATGAACAAGTTTCCAAGGGTCGTGCGGTAGGTGAGTTAAACCACCCTGAAGGACCGACGATAAACCTTGATAAAGTTTCCCACAAAATTACTGAGTTAAATTTTCAAGGTAATGATGTGATAGGAAAGGCCACTGTATTGAATACACCTATGGGTCAGATCGCACAAGGTCTGATTGAAGGTGGTGTTCAGTTGGGTGTGTCAAGTCGTGGTATGGGTAGTCTTGAACCTAAGAATGGTATTAATTACGTAAAGCCTGACTTTATGTTAAATGCCGTTGATATCGTTCAGGATCCATCAGCGCCTGGTGCTTACGTTAATGGCATCATGGAAGGTGTTGAATGGATATTAGAGAACGGTACATTTAAGCGTCAAGAAATTGAAAAACTCGAGACTGAAATTAAGTTAGCACCTTCACCTGCTAAGCAGATGAAAGCTTTCAAAGATTTCCTCTCTAATCTTTAAACTCGGAGGAGTAAAAAATGTCTAATGAAGTCCAAAATGAGGACATAGTTGAAGACCAACTCCAGGATGAAATTGTTGATGAACAAGAGGAGTCTATGGAAGAGGCATATCATAAAAAGCCAATAACATCAAAGAAACATCATAAGATGGATAAAACTGATGAAATGGCTGCCGACATGGAAGTCGATGGTGATAAAGCTGCTGCTCATGATGCAAAGGCCGCTAAGGCAAGTGCACCTGCAAAAGCTAAAGAGCCAGGAAAAGGTCAGGGTAAACCTGCACCTATGACTAAAGTGGCAATGGTTAATGCTATGTTCACTAAAATGAGTGGTATGAAAAAAGACGAAATGATGGGTCTTTATAATAAGTATCACCCAGAAGGTGTAGAGATCGAAGGAGAGGCTATGGTTGAAAATAGCTTTGACGATGATCTAGATGCTCTCG